TTCTAGCATACCGAACCATACGCCAGCGCTATATGTTCTGATAATCACTTTTTTTCCAATTGCAAACTCATCAAGTTTGCTTGTTTGATGCTGCGCAAACATATTAGCTAACTTATTTGCTTGCCCTAGTGTAAATTCATTTGTATCCATCTTATTTTCCTTTTGTTTAGTTTACGTGTTAATAATAACACAATACTTGTAACAAGTAAATGCTATATTTAAATTATTTTTAGCCAATCTTCAAGGGCATGTAACGCGGCCTTATGTCCTAATGCCACACAAACATAAGCTTTATATCTATCGGCAATTTCTAAGTATTTGATTTGCTCTGGTGACAGCTTGCATAGTGTATGATCTTCTCGCTTTAACTCACATATGAATGCAGGCCTCCCTGGGATAATAATATCTGATGCACCTGTTACCATACCTTCGGCTTTATGCAATGAGGTTTGCTTATAACCTCTTTTCCCTTCGTTCCGCTGGTGATAGGCAATAACCCCCAATTCTGGATATTCAATTCTCAATGTTGAAAAAAACGTCATTTGTTCCTGCTGCTCCGTTGGACAATTTTTATTTCTATATTTTTTATTGCCATAAATTGTCAGCCATGATGGAAATTTCATATAGTATCCTCTGGTTGGTTGAATGCGAATATTTCAAAAAAATCACTGGGTTGTTTTTGATAAGTAACGGTTTTAATTTCTTGCTTGTTAATATCGTCTATAACCTGTTTAATACTTAGATCACTAAAAAGTTTTTTCCATTTGCTTTTATACAACGGTGTGTGATACGTCTTAAAATGTCTGTATGGTGTTGTCCAGTTTATCAGTAGCATTTCATTTCCCTTCTTACTAATGCTTAATTTTGCTTCTACTTCTCTGACTAAATCAGTTTGTAAGGCTCTTGGGTTTTTCTTCAGTCTTTTAAAATCTAACTGTAATTTCTCATTGGGATCGATGATTTCAGCTTTACATTTAGCGCAATAACGCGCGGCTATGTCATTGTGCTGTCCGCATTCTGGGCATTCTTTGCTATTCCATCGGTGGTTGCATTGTTTAAATTCTTTTTTGTATTCGACAAAATTAGCACAACGCCTTCCGTGGTGCACCGGAACCGGCTGATCGTCTTCGAGTATTTCATTGCCATTGAGATCAATGAGATTACCATACTCATTGTACAGAAGTTTATCAATATCATTGATTGGTGCAACATGATTAACACCTTTGCAATCAGGACAAATAATTTCCAATGAGCCGCCGGTGTTTGGTTTATTTACGGTTAATTCTGGATCAAATATATCACCATCCGGGCAATGGCGATCAATGTTTTCTGCATAGTCTAATATTAAAAAATTATCTTTTCCATTTAACAGTCTTGTACCTCTACCACATATCTGAACAAACAGTCTTGCGCTTTCAGTTCTTCTTAATAGTGCTATTACATCAATATGTGGGTAGTCTATTCCTACAGTTAAAACATCAACATTAACAAGGTACTTTATTTTATTTTGTTCAAAATCTTTTAATATTGATTGTCTATTTTTTGTTTTACCAGTGATGATACTGGATTTATCTTTCGGTAAACTTTCCAGAGCTTCATAGGCATGTTGAATAGTGGCGCAAAATATCAATACACCTTTTCTGCTTTGGGACCGTTCAACTATGTCGGCTATAATTTGAGCGGTTAATCTTCCTTGTCCGACAAATGCTTTATCGATACTCTTTGAGTCAAATTTACCCATATTATTTAAAGTCAGTTTGCTAGTATCATAGTGATCGTATATATCGCCTATCACTGGTTGAGTTAAATAGCCTTTCTCCATTAATTCATTGGCATTCACTTTGTAAATTAATTTTTTATAAAATGCATTTTCAGAATCATTTACAATTTCACCATTATTTGATAAGCAGTACACATATCCAGTACCAGTTCTGTACGGGCTTGCTGTAAGACCTATAATTCTTAAACTCTTTGCAAGATCCTTTAGCTCTCCTAATATAGAATAAATGGTTTTTGTTATTCCCTCGCCTTCATCAATAATTACAAGTCCTATATCCTTTGGAAAGCTTTTAATGCTGTTTTTAATACTCATTGGAGTGCCAAAAATAACCCTATGCCTTAAACATTTTTGTCCAGCAGAAGCTGAGTAAATTGATACTTTTATTCCTATTGATTTTAATTTACTAACACCTTGTGTTACCAGTTCGCTTTTCGGCGCAATACACAAAACTCTTTTATTTGTTTTGTTTAAATACCATTCTGCTAATTTTGCTATACATATAGTTTTACCTCCACCTGTCGGAATTTCTATTACAGCAGGCTCTAAATTTTTTTTAATCCATTCTATGGAATATTCAACGGCATTTTTTTGATAGTATCTTAATTTATACATGCTTCCATATGTCTCTATTTATGATCCTATTTATTGTTGATTTTGAAACATTAATTTTTTTTGAAATGCATATTGCAAGATAACCCCTTAACACTTTTCAAGGCTCCAAACCTGAGATGCTTTTCGGCGATACCTTTCCTCATCAATTGTTATGTTTTCCTCATTTAGTGCTTTTTTATAATCAACGCTACCTTTTCTCTCATGCATTTTTAAAAATGCTTTTCCGATTTGTCCAGGTTCGTTGTGTAGTTCATCCTTAAAATGCGTCATCAACTCGGTTTTTTCTTTGTTGAGTTTATTAATCAGGTCAACCAGCTCAAAATACCGATCAACATACATTTGATTTTTATCGACTTTTCCACCATAATAAATATTCCATATCTCACGTAAATTATGGATGTTTACTTTAATCCAATTTACATCATAATCTACAACCTCAAGTTTTGATTTACCATTGGCATATTGATAAAAATAAGCGGTATTCAAGCCTGTGCAGTGCATTTCTATCTGTACCTGGGCATAATAATGCGGCAGATCACCTATTGATTTAAATTTATCATCTTCTTCATTGCGCAAACTCCAAGGGACCTTTATCTCTAGTACTCCAATTTTTTCATTTTCTTCATTGATCACTATCCCATCAGGTGATGCACCAAGCCAGTTGGAATAGGGATAAAATCCGCACTCTTTGACATCTAATCCAGAATCCAATTTAAATAGCTCAAGTGCGTGCTCCTCCATCATTCTGCCATACTCAAATATGGTGTTTTCGGTAAATTCATCCACTTGGGCAGAGTCTGGATCAATCAATCTTTGTATCGCTTGTTTACGAGTCATAAGTGGAGACACACCCAGTAGAGCGCCTGCTACGCTTCCAGTGATCCTGTTTTTTCTCTCATTAAACCATCCTACAGATCGTTGCTTGTTCATTTTTTTTCTCCCGTATGCCAGCCGTAAAGCTGGCAAGGCTGGTATGTTTTGTTTTTAAAACGCTAAATCATCTGACATTTGCTGTAAATCATCTGACATTTGCTGTTCTGATTGTGGCTCAGGTGCTTCTGTTTTATCATTGGCATCTTTAGCAGATACCGCACAAATCCAATTGCCTTTGTTACCGTTCATTTCCCAGGTTTTGATCTTAATGCCCATCATTTTTTTAGATAAATGTTGCGCCAGATCGGAATCCGTTGGATCTCTATCCTTTGGTAATGTTCCACCAGCATTAAAGTCGATAGCCATTAACATACGGATAGCTTTTTCCTGTTTCGCTTTGTCGCTGTCATTGACTCGTATTTTTTGAAACACAACACGATTTTTAAATTCAACCGGTTTTAATACTGACCATTGGATATTGATATAATAGTCTCCCTCGTATTCAGACCATCCGACATCCTTGATGTAGGCGATTGCGCTTGTATCATCTGGTATAGGCTCACCGCCACCCAATTCAAAATTACCATTCTGTTCTTTAGTATTATCTACTTTTGACCATATACTCATTTTATTTAGCTCCTATTATTTTAATAAATGGGTTTTCACCGTGTTTGACAACTATGTCATCTTTAATCCCATAACGATTTTTACTTACATTTGATGCGGTCGCATAACAAACCGCTATACGTGTGCCGTCAGACAATGCTTTTTTGCGCTCGCCTTCTTCACCGACCGTGTGAGTCTCCAATTTAAGGAATGCCACTAAATCACTATCATCGACATAAGCAGCCATACTTTTTTTGCCCAGTCTTAGACTATATCGTGTGTATGGATCTGTGTCTGGCAGCTCTATTGTTTCTGTGTCAGCATGGGCCACAAAAACAATATGCATGTTTTTATTTTCATTGAGAATGCCACAGGCTTTTCTTATCCGGTGATGCATGGCACCGACAGCAGACAATCCAGCGCCATAGCCACCTAAAGCCTGGTTAATGCTCTTTGGTTTTTTGGGATCGCTATCAACAATGTGCTGGATAAATAACCGCTCCAAAGCAGTGACACTATCTATCACAAGTGTCTGGTATTTGTGGTTTTCTTTGATAAGCGCGGTAAGTTGTTCCCAGATGTCGTCAGCTTTATGGATAACTGGGAATGCATCCGGACGTTCTTTGTTTGGTATGGCCTGCAATCCATCTTCAGCGCGGATAACAATTGGATTTGGAAAGGTACAAGCAAGGCTTGTGTTATGAGTTACAATAAAATTATTGGTTAAATATAACTCATCATCCGCATCAACTTTTATACAGACTTGTTCAGCATAATCACTTGTCTCATTAATTGATGAAATAAATCGTGTCATTCTATTGTTAGTCTTTAAGATCCATTGTGATGCTTTTCTAGGCAATGAAAATGGATTAAAAAAAGTTTTTACATTAACTTTAAACTCAATTCCCTTGCCTTCGCTTTCCCTATTATATCTTTTTAAGATTGCCAGTCCACCCAGAGACTCAACGAGAAAGCATACATCTAATGCTAGTCTTTCTGACATGGTTGAGAATGAAGTTCTATTTTTTACACAGGAACCATCCGTATCCATTAAGCCATGTAATAAGCTAATCCTATTATCAATAGATGATAATTTATAACCAACCGGGATAAATTTATCTTTAGACTTAACATTTAGGCTTAGTTTTTTTACTGCTTTTATTAAGCCATTTCCTTTATGTTTGTAATTTATTCTGTATTGATTGCATCCTCCTGTATCACGGCCATTCAAATAATGATCTTTAGGTAATTTAAATATGACCTTTCCAACTATAAAGGAATCTTTATCCGGGGTACTGAAATACACGCCGTTGCCAGACAAATAACCATCTCCTATAAGAACACCTAATAAATAGGGATCTATAGGCAATGAATCACCTGGCTTATTAAATTCAACAGGACTACATAACGGTATTTTATATTTTAACTGGCCACTTGGCTTTTTATAACAGTCAATTAATTCATCTGTTGTCATTACACTATATTTATTGCGCTTATTTGTAACACTCCACAAATGATTTTTACCGCAAAAAGTTTTCGTACCGTCAGTAAATTTTACTTCAAAAACTTTTTTAACGCCTTGCGGATAAACACCTGTTACCTTTGTTTTTCTACCATCCTTGCCTATAACAAAGTCTCCTACCTTCAAATCCCCTATCTTTCTCTCACCACTTGGGGTTATCACCGGGGTATCCACGGGCTGTTCCTTTCCAATTCCGGAATCACCGCAGACTGTCGCAATGACTGATCTATCTTTTGGTTTTTCGATTGAACTAAGCATAATAATTTCTCCTTTTTTCTGCTTTCTTCGCTAATTATATTATTATAGCCTTAATTAAATTGCAACCATTTATTTATTTTTTTTTAATTGTCTGTTAATATTGTTTACAAATCAACTAAAGGAGCGCATAAAATGACAATCAGAGAACAATGGGTAGCACAACAAAAAGAGACATTAGATAAATTAATAAATTGGGCGGGTGGCATGTCCACATTAAGATCCTTGTTAGGCTTACCAACCACTGCGCATATACATGGATGGGTAAGGCGTGGACGTATATCTGCTACGTATGCAATTAAAGCCGAGATAATCACAGAGGGTTTAATTACCAAAGAACAATTAAGACCAGATGTCACAAGGTGGGATGTATGAATAAAATAGCAGAGCACGCAAAACGTTGGATGAACGCCGGGCATAAAGTTTTTCCGATCCACCCATTTAAAAACAAAAAATGTCTATGCGGTGATGAAGATTGTCAGGCAGCAGGAAAACACCCGGCAATACACGCCTGGAACAAAGTACCCTTGTGGTCAGACGAACAATTTAACACCATGTTGGAAGTCGGAGAATTTGACTATGGCTATGGACTGCTCACTGAAAAGCTTTTAATTGTTGATATTGATGTCCGCAATGGCGGCGATGAATCGGCCTTACCAGAGGATTTGCAGGCCGGTTTGGTTGTCGCCAGTGGAAGCGGTGACGGGTCAACTCACCATTATTATTTAATTCCTGAGAATATCGCTATCCATAAAAACATCAAAGCCATTACCGGGATAGATTTTATTTCATCCAGTGCGCATTTTGTCGTAGGCATTGGATCAAAGCATAAATCAGGCAGCCAATATAAAATCATTGAAGGCAGTATCGAAGAAATTGAACAAGCACCAACATGGTTAATAGATCTCATCAAAAAAGATGACAGAGTTAGGATTAAAGACGATGAGCGCGGTTATGTTGACATATCAAACAGGGAATTATTTGATTGCGTGATGCATATTTCAGACTATGATGATCGGGATAACTGGGTTCACGTGGGCATGGCAATACATAATGCGACTAACGGCGAAAATGCCGGGTTTAAACTGTGGGCCGACTGGTCAGCTCAATCAGATAAATATAATAGTGATGATCAAAGACGAGTCTGGGAATCATTTAAAAATAATGCCAATCCGGTCACATTTGCCACTTTGAAATATATGGCACAACAAAACGGATGGATTGAGCCAGTTACTTTCCATGATGAAGATTTAACCGCCGAGTTATCCCATGAAGATTATAACGGCCTTCCTTTCCCCGTTGGGGATCTGGACATGCTCAGACCGCCTGGATTTGTTGGCGATGTTACAACCTGGATTAACTCACAATGTGCGTACCCTAGGGAGCGTCTAGCGGTCGCTGTGGCGTTATCCAGTGTTGGTGACATTGCAGGGCTTAGGTGTAAACTCGATGACGGTATGACGCGAGCTAATACCATATTTTTTTGTATTGCTGGCAGCAGCTCAGGCAAAGAAAGTGTTTTACAAGCCCGTTATGATCTATTAGAAGCCGCAGGTATACCGCAAATACAGCATGGAAAATGGAAATCTGAACAGGAGATCATAAAAAACCTATTGCGCCACGACCAATCTACCCATGTAGTGGATGAATTAGGCATACAGCTTGCCAAGGTTGACAGCGCGATCAAAAGAGGCGGTGCGGTTTATCTGGAAGGCGTGATCGGTGAGATCATGAGTATCTTTTCAAAGTCACTTGGGACATATAGTATTGGCGGAGATCTCAGAGATGATATTAAAGCAGGCATTAGTAATCAGATTAAATTGGTGAATAAACTCGCTAAAAACGGAGAGATCACGGACGAAGAAGCATTAAAGCAAACTGACATACTTAGGTTAGAGCACAAACAGATCAGCAAAGGGATTAAAAACCCCTTCTTATCCGTGGTGGGATTTTCTACTCCCAGTACATTTGAGAAAACCATCAGCTTTGATAATCTCACTAATGGATTTTTAGCCAGAGCTTTAATTGTCGATGAGGTTGACACCAATCCAAAGAAGAAACGCCGCTTTAGAAAATCACCCATGAGCAAAGAATTATTTAATAATTTATGCAATTTACATTCCCCGGGTTTTTTTAACACTGACTTTGACCGCAAAGTTAAAGCACCTGATAAATTAACCGCCATACCGAGCTCTAACGAGGCACTAGATTTGATAGATTTAGTTTATGAATATCAGCATAGCCAAGCAGAAAAAGAAAAAGAAAAAACCGGGTTAGAGGCGATCTGGAGACGACTAGAGGAGCTAACTAACAAAATTAGCTTAATCTTAGCCATTCCATCTGGGCTGAGAACCTCCGATCATGTTCGCTGGGCGTTTGAATACTGTAGACGGAATTGTCAGCGAAAAATAGAGCTGGCATTGTCTGAGTCAGAAGATACTTTAGGTGTGTCTAGTGGGGATAAATTAATTGCGCGGTTATTAACAATTATAGATGATACCGGTGAAACGTTAGGAACGATATGTAACCGTTGTCGCAAGTATAAAAAGACAGACATAGAAAAAGCAATTGATTTTTTGATTAAATCAAACATGATTGAAGTCGAAAAATATCAACACAAAGGTAATAAACAGCTTGTAAATAAATATAAGCGGGTATATACTTAAATTAGATGGTTTATAACTGCTTGTTTTTCAAAGCATTTCACAAAATAAAACATGAAATCACTAGTCTGCTCTTCGTAAGTCATTGATTTTAAAGAGGCTAGTAAATTGGACAGAGCAGACTAGTCATGTTTTCCACTTATAAATCAACAGGATAACAGGAAACACAGAAAAGCTAAGACATAATATTTAATCAAAAGTTAAATAATATGT